TTTCTTATGTTTGGTGAGCTAAACAATAATTCCATATTAGGGTTCATTATTGCGCCAGTTGTTCTTGTTAATAAATTTTGTGCTCCTGATGCTTGTCCTGCAATAAAAGTTCCTAATGCTGTTTTTGTATCTGGACTTGCTAGAGCAGATTTAACTAAATCACTTGCTGTTCCTGCTGCGTCTCCAAGACTCTTTTCTATACCAGATAAGGCAATATTTGCTACTGCTAATTGGAATGGATTGATTCTATCTTCATTCCATGTAACTTGTTGACTATCCTGAATTCCTCCTGGTACTGGAAGAATGACAGTTCCTATTGATTGTCTATCATGATCTCTATCAGAAATACCTAAAGTGCTAAGTCCTTGCACACTTTTTTTATCATCTGATGCTGATACAGATCCTTTCATTTTAGTTGGCTTAAATGCCATCATATCTATTTTTAAGAAATCTTGGCCACCACTTCCTGTTCTTAATGTGGTTGGAAATACGTGAATACCAAAATCAGATTCTCTTGTTCCTGGTTCACTTTTTCCTAATTTTTTAGGATCAATATTAGCTGGGTTAGTTAAGGCATCTTTATTATCTGAGCCTCCTTCATCTGCTTTATTCGTTTTTGTTAAATTCTTTGATTTGTTTCCTGCTGCTTCTGGACTTAGAGTAGAATCTGCTGCTAACAATCCTTTCTTTATTGTCTCTGAAGCTGCATTTTTTACTAGTTTTATATTATCATTAATAAATGCTTTATGCTTTAAATCTTTATCAAACCAGTTAGGATTAAATTCTAATTTTCCTGATTCTGAAAAAATAGTTCCTGCTCTTTTATCATCTTCTAATACATCTTCATATAAATCAATATCTCCTACTTTCTTATTAACAAGCGTAAACCAATTTGTACCATTACCTTTAAAAGTATTGGATGTATCATCACTCCCATAATAGCCTTCTTTTGTTGCCATTTAATATACAGATCTTTTATTTATTTAGTATGAATTTTCCATAAGGAAAGTTGAGAAGGTCATCTAGTTCATTATAATCTACAATATACAATTGTCCTGCTAGTTCTTCCCAGGTATAATTACGAGATTGTCTCCAATGAAAGTTGAGTCCTTTAAATCCCCATGCTTGTAAATCAGTGCAAGCAATTAGTGGATGTTGGTCATATGTAATATCAGGAGTTTTTGCATTGTATATAAAGGTATAGTATTTTCCTACTTCAGGTATAGGAGTTACAGTATCATTTAGTGCTTCCATAATGATCATCATCATTTCTTCAGGATCATTAACTGCTGCTGCTAATTCTTCTTTAACTGGTTCTATGCGATTTGCATAGATTTCGTCATCTTCACCATTACCATTAAATCCGAATGAATCTGTCATTATCTTATACCTAGTTCTCTTTCAGTAATAATCTTAAATTCAATTTTTCGGTCTTTGCACCATTCATTTGCTGCTTTCCATTTTGCTTGATTTACAGCATATGTCTGACATTCGTAGAGATAGGATTTTGTCACTCTTTTCCTCTTTTTTGGTGCTTTGGTTTGTTTGAGGGGTTTTACCTCAATTACGTAAGTTTTTAATTTACCAGTATTTTCCTTTACTTTAATAATGAAATCTGGGAAGTATCTACGAACTCTACCATCAGGAGCACGGTAAGGTATCCAAAATTCTTCACTTCCCCATTCTGTAATATTTTCATTTTGATCACAATAATTACAAAATCTTCTTTCCCATGAACTACGGCAAATAATATTACTTACATCACCTTTATATTTCTTTGGTTTTGTAGGTTTAAATAGACTTTTAATACTTTCTGCCATTATCTCATATACATAATATATAAGGTCAAAAAGTATTTATAAAATGCCACGAGTAGTAAGAGTCTCAGACATCAAAGCCAATTTATTAAGACCAGCAACCACTTCTCATTTTGAAGTGGAGATACCTATTATTGGTGCTCTTGATAAATGGAAAGGTGTTGGTAAGCAAGATAAAATTAATTTAATGTGTTCAGAGGCATCATTGCCTGGATCTAGTTTAGCTACATTTGAAACTAATAATGATAGAACTGGTGTAACAGAAAGATTTGTGCATCGTAGAATATTTGATGAAAGAATTGATTTTACTTTTTATGTTGACGCAGGATTATATCAACCAATTAAATTTTTTGAACAATGGATAGATTATATTACTGGAGCAGCAACAGAAGGTGAGAATCAATTAAACAATCCACAGTATCATTATAGAATGAAATATCCTAATAATTATATTGCTGGCCAAGGATTGAAAATTACAAAGTTTGAGAGAGATCATTTAAATCCTTTAACTTATGAATTTATTAGATCATATCCTCTTTCAATAACTTCTATGCCAGTTTCTTATGATGGGTCTTCATTATTGAAGTGTTCAGTTTCTATGACTTATGTTAGATATATTATTCAAAATCTGGATAAGGTGTATACATTACCTCCATCTCCAGTTCAGCAAGCACAGTCTAATGGTGGATTCTTAAGTGATCTTGCAGGTAATTTAGTTGATGCTGCAGTAGATAGAGTGACAGGTAATGATAGGTTGGGAGATTTTGCTGGAGCAGCCGTCAGAACATTTTTATAAAAACCCTTATATATAAATATATGACTTGTTATAAGACATTATGCCTTTACCAAAAATTGCTACCCCAACATATGAGTTGGAGTTACCCTCGACAGGACAATCGATTAAATATAGACCATTTCTAGTTAAAGAAGAGAAGGTTCTTGTAATCGCTCTTGAGAGTGAAGATAATAAACAGATCACGACTGCTATTAAAGCAGTTCTTAAAAGTTGTATTCTTAATAAGGGTGTGAAGGTTGAATCTCTTCCCACTTTTGATATTGAATATCTATTTTTAAATATTCGTGGTAAATCTGTTGGTGAGCAAATTGAAGTTATGGTCACTTGTCCTGATGATAAAAAGACCAAAGTTCCTACTTCAATTAATATTGATAGTATAAAGGTTCAAATAGATGATAAACATTCAAAAGATATTGTTCTTGATGATCAATATACTCTAAGAATGAAATATCCATCTCTGAGTGAATTTATTAAAAATAATTTCGCTAATATAGATGATATTAATGTTGATGATACATTTGAATTGATTGCTTCTTGTATTGAGCAAGTTTATTCTGAAGAAGAATCATTTGCTGCTTCTGATTGTACAAAGAAAGAATTATCACAGTTTCTGGAACAATTAAATTCATCTCAATTTAAGATGATTGAAACATTTTTTGATACTATGCCTAAACTTTCTCATACAGTTAAAGTCACTAATCCAAATACAGGAGTTGAGAATGAAATTATTTTGGAGGGTTTACAGAGTTTTTTCGGGTAAGTATGTCTCATGAAGATCTTGAGTCATACTATAAAATGAATTTTGCGTTGATGCACCATCATAAATATAGTTTAACAGAGCTAGAAAATATGATACCTTGGGAAAGAGAAATATATATTTCTTTACTCCAACAACATATTGAGGAAGAAAATTTAAAGGCAAGACAAGAATCAAATGGCTGAACTAGCATCACCACTAGCAGGAGGAATACAGGCAGTTAGAAGGTCTGTACCTTCTACTGTTTTCGCACCACCTGCTGCACCTCCACAGCCAGATCCGATAACAACAAATTTAATACAGCAAAATTCATCAGCATTAACATCTGTTTCTAGACAACTTTCTAGTATTAATGCAAGAGTATCTAGTCTTGGAAGTAGTTTAGCATCTGTACAAAATCAATTAGAAGTTAGAGCATCTATAGAAAGAAGAAGAGAGCAAGCAAGACAAAATAGAGAACGAGTATTAGCAGAACAAGGATTACGGGAAGGAAAAGAAGGTGTAATAGAGAGTAAAATTAGAACTGCTTTATTTTCTCCGATTAGAAAAATAGCATCAAAAACCAGAGGATTGTTATCTAGATTAACAGATTTCCTATTTGCTTTAACAACTGGTTGGTTGGCTGGTAAAACCGTTGACTTAATTAAGGCATTAAGTGAAAAGAATTATGCATTAGCTAAAGGAATTCTAATTTCTATGGGGGCTGTACTGGCTGGATTAGCAGTAGTTGCTATACCTATTATTGCAAAATTTAAACTTATAACTGGAGCGATAATATTTTTGAAAAATGTTGCTTTAGGTGCATTAGCAACAGGTGTTATCTATGCAGGATTTAATGCTATTGGGAAATTATTAAAACGATTAGCTGAAAAGGCAAAACAGGCTGTGCAATTAGTGTTTCCAACATATGGTACAAAAACACCATTACCGCCAGAGGGTGGTGATTCAGGGTCTAGTACTGATATATCAGGAAGTCAAAATGGTGAAACTATTACTAAATTGGATGGCACTCCTAATACAACAGGTGACAGCGACTCAATAGATAGTAGTGGAACTAGTGATAGTAGCACAGTTACTTCTGATGAATCAGATACTGGATCAAGTTCTAGTAGTAGTCCACCTGGATCAAGTTCTAATAAAGGAAAAAAATCACTTACTGATAGACTTGGAGATTTTTTCTGGGGTCCAGATAAAAAGACAGATTCTGCATCAAAATCAATTAGTCCAGGAGCAGTATTTGCTAAAGATATGAGTGGAACCACTGATACTTCTGATACTTCTGATACTGATGGTAGTACTGAAGAGAAACCAAAAGGTTTTATGAGAGGACTCACAGGACTAGTTGATTTTGCAACTTTCGGTAAGACTGATTTGGATAAAAGAGGAGATCTTTTTGGTGGTGGAGATGATGATAATGTTTCTGGCACACAAACAAAAGATTCATCGTCTATTGAAGGTGTAAACAAAAAGTCTGATGGTAAAGTCGCTGAACAAATATCTAAAGAAGATAATATAAGTAGTTTCGCACTCAATGCTGCTTCAACACAACAATCAAGTGAAGGAACAGGTCAAAATGTTGCAGAAGGAGCACCACCTCCTGAAGGTACTAAAGGATCTGTACCTTTACCTATAATATCATCATCTAATAGTCGGAATAATTATGTTTATACTTCATTAAAGCATTATCAGATAACTCCAGGAAATTAATATGGCAACTCGTAACCAAGCCATTAGAAATTCTTTATTAAGATCTTCTAGTAGTATTAAGAATATAGCAAGAAGTGTTACTGCTTTTACTTCTGGATTTTCTACTGCTCAAAAATCAGCAGAAGGTATGTCTGAGTCTATAGAAGAAGATAATAAATTTAAGAAGAGTTTGTTGGTTACTGATAGTTCATATTTTAGAAAAAGACAAGAAAATATTAGAAGGAAAGATAGAGAGGATGAACTTGAGGCATCAACTGTAGGTGGTGCTGTCAAAAAAACTGGAGATATTACCCAAACTAGTACTAGAGGATTTCTTGGTAGAATACTTGATTTTATTGGTGTATTATTCATTGGGTGGATGGTTAGTACACTACCAGCATTGATAAAGGGTATTACATCATTTTTATCAAAAGCTGGTAATATGTTAAATTCTTTAAAGAATTTTACTGGTGGTGTAACTGATGCTTTTACACAATCTAATGAAGAATTGGGGGAAACAGAAAAAAAACTAGGAGGAATAGAAGTTCAACGTCAAGATGCAGAAGCAGAAGCAAATCAAGAATTAGATGCTGCAGCAGGTGCATTTCGAGCAATAGGTCAGCGATTATCAGGACAAATGCAAACTTTCAAAGATCCACAAGGTTTTGGATTTTCTGAAAGTAGTTGGGAAAAAGTTGGGAATATAAATTTTACTGATAAAGATAAACCAGAACCAGAAAAAAAATCATTTTCGGATAGGGTTGGAGATTTTTTCTGGGGTCCAGATAAAAAGACAGATAATACAACAGAAGATAAGAAAGAAGAACAAACAGATAATTTTGCTATCAATACTGCAAGTAGTAAAAGTACTGATGAGTCATCTAAATCAGATACATCCGATACAAAGGAAGAGATAAAGAATGTAGAAGAAGAAAAAAATCCTTTTGCTATGACAAATGAGGAAGAAGAAGATGATGGAATAGAATCAAGAAGAACAGATGTAAAGATAACTAAAGATAATAATGGTAATGTTACTAAAGTTATAAAATATGATGATGGTAC